ACGAGGTTTGCAGTCTCACTATCGTTCGGGCTATTATCCAATGTACGATGATCGGTATGTGTAAGTTCTTCAAGTGTAAAGTGCTCCGTTAAGTTCATTTCTTACCCTTCATATCCATGATTTTCTCAAGTGTACGACCACCAAAGTAAAAGGACATTATAAGCATACCCCACTGCCCAAGCAACTCAACATAGTTATTGTTTACTTCAATATCCCATGCACTCATCATAGCAAAGGTAGTGTAAGTCATTAGAATAAATACAAGCGTCATGGGTCGTATGTTCTTACTAAGCCAAGAGTCCGACATCATGTCGGCTTGCAGTCGTTTAGTCAGTTCTTGCTGTTCGCTTACATCTGCCTGTAATTGAGCAAGTTCACCGTTCTGAGCTAGTGTTGCTAAATCTAGCTGTGCCTTAGCCTTGGCTTCTGGGTCGGGGATTAGCTTATCAATTAACTTACCACCAATATTAAGTATTGCGTCAAGTCCTAACATTATTTTTTCCCATATTTTTCACGTTCTTCAAGCAATTGCACTTTGACTTGAAGTTGGTGTATGTCTGTGTAAATTTCATTTCTCAGTTTATGTCTTGCCTCTGCACTTAAAGGCGAGTCAGTCGGCACATTTTCTTTGGTAATTAGTGCTGGCATCTGCCCTTCAATCTTAGTCAGCCGTGTAGAGAAGTCAGACACTTGACCGAGTAGCCAAGCCAAACACGCTACAACAATTGGCAATACCGCTTTTAGAATGTCTTGAATGTTCATTTCTTATTCCAAAGTTCAAACAGCGTCTTCACTTTTTCTTCAAGGACTGACACTTTATTATCCATTTTGGCAAGCACAATAACAAGCGTTACGAACCCCACAAGCAGGGGCCAAATCTTTGCTAGTATGTCTACGGTATCCATTATTTGATTACTATAGCTTGTAATAACTCCATAAAAGTGTCTTTACCAAAAAAAGTAAATACCATGATTGCATAGAGCATATACTCGATGCGAGCCATACGCTTAGAACCTCTTTCAAAAGCCTCCTCTATTCGCTTGTATCGTTGTTCACAAACTTGTTCATGAATGCTAATTCTTTTATCGTTTTCAGCTATTAAAAATTCCATATTAAGTCTTTTGAATATATGCTAATGCGTAATATGGAGGAAGATTTGCACCTGTACCACTTGTTCCAGCAGTTGTATTAGTTGTAGCTGTTGCTACAGTAACTCCAGTAACTTGAGTTGATGTATTAATAACAGATACTTCAGGAGCTGCATTTTGTGCTTTAAGATATGCACTAGAACCTCCGCCACCTGAAGACCATCCTGAAGCATGAAAGTGTCCAGGATCTGTAACAGTTGATGTTGATGTAGCTGTATGAGTGTGGCTAACAACAATTGCATCAGCAGAACCACCTGTTTGACCTACTGTATAAGTATTTCCAGCACCTAAAATAAAAGAATTTCTAAGATCAGGAGTACCGTTATTACCATCACAAAGTAAAAATCCAGTAGGAATAGAACCAGTTGAACCTGACCAAATTAAAATACAACCAGTAGGAACGCTAGGAGTAGCAGTTGGTATTTGCGTTAAAATGCCTGCAATATTATCGTAAGTTTGGACAGTAACATTAGATGCTGTTTGTAAAACAAATTTATAAGAAAACCCTGCTTGTAACCATAATTCTTGTGGAAGTTTTCCATCAGTACCTAAAACAACAGGATTTGTATTAGCAATTGTTCCATTAACTGTTGTATAAGTAGTTAAAGGTGTTGAACTGCCTGCTTGATAAGTATATACCAAACCACCGGCTAATATAGCTCCTGTACTATCAAAATTGGTTATCCCATTAAATAATGGTGATAGATTTACGCTTGCCATATTATTTTCCTATATCAGACAGTTTAATATTCTTTTTCAATTGTTCTTGTAATTTAGCAGCTTCTTTTTCTTCTGCCCTAGTAGTTAATTTTCTTTCACCAAACTCACCAGCTTTTCTACCACCCATACTAACTAAAGGATTTCCAGTCATTGCTCCTAATGCTTCTAATGATGCAGGCAATCTACTAGCTATTGCTCCTACTCGTCTACCTTGCAAGCCAGCACCTTCATACTCGTGTTTAGGTTGTAAAAAGTGACCACCATAATTTAATGTATGAAATGCTTTTTGTTCTTCAGGAGAAAACCCATGTTTAATCTTTTCAGCCCTAGCATTTAATACAGTACTTACAGCGTTTTTATTCCATTCACCAGCATTTTTAGCACCAGATTGATATATTTCTCTAGCTAAACCACCAAGCATTTCTGCTTTAGCAACTCTAGCATAATCTTGTATTTCTTTAGGTACTTGCACTTCAAACTTTTTAGTTTTAACTAAACCATTTTCCAATAAAGATAATGTATCAAAAACGTGTTTCCATTGATCAACAGGCATTTGATTTAATTTAGTAATCATTTTTTCAAATGGAACACCTTTTTGTATACCATTAGGGTCTAATTGACCAAACAATTCTTTCATGCCTTTTGATTCAAATAAAGTCTTTTCTGCTTCGTGTAATCTATCACCTTTTTTATATAATTCTTGACCACCGGCAGATGCTATATCTTGATCAATTGCACGATTTATACGACCAATAATTGATGCGTTTTCAGGTGACCAACCAGAATTTAATGATTTTTTAACTGCATCATAAGCACTAATACTGCCTGCTGGATGTGTAACTCCAAATTCATCTTTAAATCCTACTTCTTTAGCTAATCTAATTAATTCTTCAGCACTTGCAGCAACTCCTTCATTTTTCTTTAATCCTAATCCAGCTTTAAATTGTGGGTCAGATAATAAATCATTTACATGAGTTGTTGTTATAGGCTTATCACCTACCATGTTTTTAGCTTCTTGGAATGTTTCTTGTTTTTGTTTTTTAAAATAACCTAACAAGCCTTCTTCACTAGCCATTGCATCATAGATTACTTGACCACGTTCATAGTCGCTTATTAAATTTTTATTTGCACCTGTATTTTGTATTCTATTTTCTGCATAGTTATACAAAGCATTTTGTTCATTAGCAATTTGATCTTTTAATAACTGACCTTTTAAAGTAGGATTAGGATTTTTTGCTTCTGCAAATTCATTGCGTAAAGTATTTTCATTTCTAGTTTTAACACCTTCACGCAAACCTAACTGACCATTACCTATTTCATTTACAATTTGTGCTATTTTTGTTTGTTCTGTAATAGGAACATCTTTAGCAATTCTAGATAATTTAACTTGTGAAAACTCACCTTTTGATTGTATATCTTCACCAGTAAACCCTCTATATGGATTAATTTCTGATTTAGCAGCTCCAACTCCAACCATCTGAGGTTGATAATTAACACCTTCTAAAGTTACAGTACCAGTTGTATCTTTTGGCTTTTTCATTTCGCCAATAGCCTCTTGCAAAGAAGTTGCCACATTTCCTACGGCTTCTAAAGGTTTCTTAATTATTTTAGTGGGTTCTTGTCCAGCTTTAATCAATGCCATGTCTGTAAAAAACTGAACATCGTTCTTATTCATGTCAAGATTCTTGGCAATCCATTCATCACCTTTTTCTTTATTTTCCCCAATAAATTCCATAATCTTGCCAAGTGCTTGATTTTGATAAACAGGGTCATTAGTAATGCCAAATGCCTTGCCTAATGGCTTATCTACATAACTAACTAACTTATCTGAAATCTCAGCAGCTTGTTCTGCACCTAAGAATCTTGTGCCAGCTTGAGTAATTTTCTTAGTAAAAAATGGCAATACACTACCAACAGTATTATCAAATAATGCTGCTAAATCTTTTGCTACAAATGCTGGATTAGTTAAATCTTTACCTGTTTGTTCTAAAGCTGGCCTTGCTTGACTAGGTACAGCATTTTGAGCTTGTCTTGTTAATGTTGGGTAACCTATAAACGCACCAGTTTGATCAGTTGTAGGTTGTGTTGTTGGTTGATTTACCGGCTGACTAACTTGTTGTGTAGTATTTACAACTGGTTTTTTAGGTAAAGGAGTACCCATTATTAATGCACTTACTTCATCTTTAGGAGCATCTAAAACATTTAAAAATTTATCTTGATGTTGTTTGGCAGTTTCATTTTTAATAATAGCTCTTGTTACTGCTTGTATAGCATCAGGTGAATTAGGAATACTTCCATCAGGATTTAATTTAAGCCCAACAGAAAACAATTCTTTTCTGATATTTTCAGCATACTTACCATTTTGTGGGTTTTGAGTTGCATCACCTGTAACCCAATTACCTGCTAATCGTTCAGGAGTATTAAAACCTTTTGTAGTAATTTTTTGTTGGATAGCATTCATAGTCTCATTAACACCTTCTTCAGGAGTTTCATAAGCCTTCCAAGTCTTACCATCATAACCATAACCACTTGGGTTATTTAAATCAGCAGCATATCTAATATTAGATTTTGCTGATTTTGGTTGAGGTGTTCCTAGTATTAAAGAACTAATTTCATCGGTCATTCTAATGTACCTGTAGATTCAAGTTTTCTAAGATTCTGATACTTTTCGTTAAATGTTTTCCTAATTTGTTTTTGCTCTTTATCAGATAAACTAGGTGTTATCCCTAATAGTTTATCAACTCTCATTTTCTTTTCAATAGGACTTAAATTAGGGTCTTGACCAACTGTAATTGTTTCAAATATTTTAGAATCAGCATTTTTAGCCCATTCTTGTTGAAACTTTTTCATGTTGTTATCACCATAACGATTAGCAAAATTCTGTGCTCCTGTAGCTTGCATATCTATATTTGTCATATCAGCTTTTGCACGAAAAGCAATACTCTTTAATACTTCAGGTGGATAAGTTTCATCACCATTAGCCATTTTAGCTAATTGTTGCCCGGCAACAGTATCTAAAGAACCACCTTGTGATCGAATATTTGCCATTTGTACATTAGCTAAATCTTTGCTTAATTGTTTATATGTTGGGTCACCTAACCAAGTAGATACATTTCTAGTTATTCCACCCAATACACCGGATGTAGGTTTCCATGACTTTTCTAATTCATCAGCAGTTTTAATTACTTCATCAATATTTCTACGATCAGTTGTTAATTGACTTTGCCTGTTTACTATGCCTGTTCTAAATGCTGAACCAGCTTCTTTATCTATTGCCTCAGATGGTCCTGGTGCATAAGGTGTTCCAGCCTGTCTTGGTGGATATAATAATGGTATTGGTTGGCTATAAATAGGTAAATTTTTATTTACAATATTTTGTGCAACATTTTGATCAGGTACTAATGGTTGAACATTAGGTGCAACAGGTGCATTAGGATTAACAGGTGGTGCATTTGGATTTTGCCCTGCAGCATATGCTTGATATGGTTGAGTAGGTTGCAATGTTGCATATTGTGAAGCAGCTCCACCAGCTTGTTGTACACCATTTTTAATATTTTGATATAACGCTTTTGGGTCAGTCTTAGCTAATTCCATCATTTTTTCAGCTTCTGGGTTTTCTACATTAACACCTAAATTTTTTAAAAAATCTTTTGCCGAACTTAATTTTTTTACAATTTCAGCACTATTGCCATTAATAAAATCAGGGTCAGATAAATAACCACCTAATACACTTTTAGACATATTTTGAAAATGCAAATTAGCATCTACACCAGCTCTTTTTGCTTCAGTTTGTACTCTTTCAGATTCTGCCAATTTACCAGCAATAGTTGAACCTAATGTTTGTTCACCAATATTTGCTGCAATTTGAGCAGATTTAGACCTAGCTTCTTCACCAGCAATCATTGCTGGATACAATTCTTTTAATTTAGATAACTCATATTGGGACTTCTGAATACCCAACATTTCAGATAAAGACATACCCTTTGGTGCTTGTAAATTGCCAAATATACTTGTATCAGCTCTTTGAACTTCTGCCATGATTTTTCCTAAATAAAATAATTTAAACCACTAGGCTTGTACATAACCACCATATGCTTGAGTAGTACCACCTCCACCACCACCTAACATATTTGGATTTTGTTGAACTTGTCCTTGACCTAAACTTGATAAAAAAGCTAAATTTCCAACATTAGTTGCAGCTCCACCATAAGCATTTGCAGCACCTATTTGTCCAGCAGCCAATGAATTACCTATACCTGTTGATAAGTTTGCAATATTAGTTCCTGTACCAAGCATAGCATTAGCAGCTCCAGTAGTACCTCGCATACCTATATCAGTTATACCTGATAAACGATTATAAAGATTTGTTTGATTTGCATTGTAATTATTAAATGCGTTTTGATAAGCATTAGACGCAAAATTTTGCGTATAGTCTTGTAATCCCCTTAAAGCATTACCACTTACCATACCACCTGTTGCATTAGCTGCTGCATTTGTTGCACCTTGCCCTTGTTGTAATTGAAAAGCATAATTTGGTGCTAATTGAGCATTTAAATCACGATTACTAAACTGACTGGTTAAATACGGCATATTTGTATTTAATTGATTTAAACCAGTTTGCCCTATATCTTGATAAGGCTGATACATTCCAGCAGCTCTTTGACCAGTTTCTAATATTTGGTTTTGAGCTCTAGCTTGTGCATCTGCTTGAGTTTGTGCAGCACCTCTTGCTCCACTTGCACTTATTGATGAGCCAATTAGACTACTACCAACGACAACTGCAGCCGTCACAGGGTCATTTCGTTCACCATAAGCAACACCACCAAATGGGTCACCTATAGGTTCATGTAACCCCATTGATCTAGTTTGTGACCTACTTGCATAGACTTTATTAAACATATTTGCACCTGTCGCATTTTAAATTAATTTTACCTTGTTCTTGACCAATTTCATAGAACCCTAAACGCTTGCAAAAATTTAATCCATTTTGATTATCTTGCATAACTGTAGTAATTGCCGAGCCATATTGATCTAAAACTTTTTTAAGAGTTTTGCGTAAATGATAACGAATAGAAGCTGTTGGTTGTTTTTTATAACCTATATGAACTTCATTTTCTTTTTGTATAACGCATCCAATCATTTCATTTTCTTCAAATAAAGGAATAGTATTCCAATCTTTTAAATTCTCAGCAAAAACTGCATAATCTATTTTTATGCGATTTTCTACAGACTGATAAAGAACTTTTAATGGTTCAGACATTGTAATAAGGCACTTTATAAGACCTTCCATTAACAGTAACATTAATAAAACCTTCAGGATTTGTAGGTAATGTTCCAGTACCCTTAGTTGCTGTTGTTGCTGAACTAAAATTCAATAAATTTAAAAACCATTGTTGCCATGCCCTAGTAGGCATTTTATTGCCTTCATCTAATAATGGTGTTTGTGGATAAGGATTATTTACTCCTGTTCCCCAAAGATTGCTATTTTGAGACATTAGTTTTCTCCTACACTAGCTTTTAAATTTGCTGAAACAATTACGCATTTTATTGGGTCAGTAACAACAACTTCAAATACCTTATCTCTTGACCAACCTAATCTTCGCCAAATAATACGATTTCTATATTTACCTAATTGACCAATAGAACTCCAATATTCTTTTGACCATGTAGAACCACCATCATTTGACCACCTTAACATTGCTTGAGGATTTTCAGTAGTCATATTTTGAGTATTTAAACCAATATATAACAATTCTTTTGGTTTGATTGCTAATATTTGATTTGGATTAATAACTAATGGAGTATTTACCGTTACACCTAAATCATTTGATAAACCTGTTGTTCCTACTCCTGGTTGAAACTGTATTTGGAATTCATCAAAATATTGTCGTTGTAAATCAGAAACTAAATGTGGTGCTCGTCTTAATCTGCGTATAGTTCCACCATTATCGGTGTAATTATTTAAATCTAATTGATAGATTTGCCCATTTTGCCAATCTCCAGCCAATACTATGCCTTGAAACAATGCTGAACATTGTGTTCTATGTCTATGATACACATTATTACTATCTACCCATAACCATTTATGCCACAATCCTGTTGTTATATCGTATGCCCATGTTAAATCTAAAGTTGGGAATGAAATTACATATGTTTCATGACCTTCTAACTGGTATGTATAAGCAACAGCATCAGCAATATATTGATTAACTAATGTATTTTCAACTGCGTGAGTAGAAATTCTAGTTGGAAAATAACCATTCATCATCACAATTACTGCTTGACCACGAATATTTCTACTTAAATATGCAAAAGAATTGCCTAATCTAGCTATTGAAAATGGAGAAGCAATACCTTGCTGACTAGCAGAACCAGGGATTCTTTGAAAAGGAAATGGGAAAGTACCAACATCAGCCCATACTTCTGATGTATTTTCACCCAATAAATAGACTTGTCCATGATCGCAAATTAAAGAAACTAAATTATCAGGACCAGTAAATTTACTAGCAAAACTTAATGAATAAGTAATAGGGCTAAGAATATTAGTTGCTGCCCATTGTTGCGTATTTGGATAGTTATATACAAAATAATTATCTACTATATCAACAACAGTTCCACCACTAAATGCACCATCAGTTGTTGGTAAAACACTAAAATTTAGTGCGTACATTGTTCTAGAAGTTACTGTTTGAGAACCACTAACAACATAATTACCTGTGTTGCCTGTACCTGTACCAAATGTTAATGTTAAAGTTAATCCTGTTCCAGCATTATTAGTACTAGTAGAAACTGGATTGGCAGGGTTTGAAGTATATTCACCAGCAAATGTTTGAGTTAATGCCGTTACTACACCAGATGATACTGTTGTAACTGTAAATGTTGCAGGACTATTTCCGTAAACACCACCCAAAACTGTAACAATGTCGTTTACAGCGTATCCTGTACCGCCTGTAGTAATAGCAGCACTAAGTACAGTTCCATTGCCTAGAGCCGTTATAATCGTGTTTGCAGCTACAGTTGAACCTGTTATTGTTTGACCTGTAAATAAACTACCTGATGCAACAGCAGATACCGTTAAAGTGCTTGTAGCTATAGATGCTGTAATTACACCAGCAACTGTTGCTGAATTCATTTGTATTGCAGTACCAATAGAAGCAGATGTATTAATTGTCCAACTTGTTCCTGAACCGGCAGTTATTACCGTTGCATTAGGTATTCCAAAACCAAATAATGCTTGATTAATTGCAATAGTTCCACTAATTACTATTGTAATTGTTAATGTACTCCCTGATATTGTTCCTTGAAATATAGCTGAACTAGGATTAGAAATTCTCCATGTATAACGATAAGTTCCATCAGTTATATAAACATTAACTCCATTATCACTAATTCCAACACGACCAGTAGAACTATTTAATTGACCAATAATTGTTGGTGTAAAAGTAGAATTTAAAATATAAACATAATATCCACAAACGGCATCCATGTAGTTACCACCACTTAATGTTTTCATTCCTCTTACTTCAGCTTGAGGAGATAAAGCAACAATAGAAGTCAGCCCAGGAGTAGGATATAAAGCAATAACTCCTCTAGAACCTTGTGGTTTAGTTGGGTCTATTTCAGGATACCAATTAATACATTCTTGAGTATCTTGATAAATACTTGGAGCTTCGTAACTAGCTCCTACGAATCCAAAGTCTGGCATTATCTAAAGAAACCTCCACTTAGTATCCAACCAGCATCTTTTGCACGACCTACCAACATAGCATCAGGGTATCCAGCAGAAGCAATCGGTTGCATATTACTGCGTTTAATTGTTGATTTAGATTGTGCAGCGTACTGTTGAATCATTGCTATTTGGGTTGGTGAAGCCTTACCATACATAGGCATTAATCGTTCAGCCAAACACCATCTAAGAGCCATTGAATAGCCTTGTGGCAATACTATTGTGTCGTATAAACCGTTGTAATTACTAAAAATGGTTGATGCAAACATATGCATTTCACCTTGTGCTGGATTAGGCCATACAAATACATTTCCTGAATCAGCATTAGGGTTGTAATACAAGGCTTTAGGCCAAGGACCATTTAAAGTTTTTAATCCAATTTGATTGTAATTAGATAAAGCTAAAATACCAACTTGATAATCTAGTCCACCATTTAATACAGGCTGTCCATTACTTTGCGTGTTTATCCTTACATAGGCTTCATTAATTAATAAAGGTTTTTGATAATATGCTGTTATTGATGTAGATGCTGCTGGAGTTGTATAAGTAATATTTAATTGATATGTACCTACTTCATTAACATTACCACCAGAACCTGTTAAAAACTGCACAATTTTAGTTCCAGCAACTATTCCAGTACCTTTTAATGTTTGACCTTGAGCAACAGCACCACTAGTTATTCCTGTTACTGTAAGAATATTACCTGAAATAGAACCTGTAAAGACTGAACCAATAAAATTAGCAGTTGATGGAGTTGGTCCTATTGTATATTCAATTTGACCAGGAATTAACGGAAATATAATTTCAGTAATGTTGTAAACCATCATATCTTCATTTGACCATTGATCAATGAGATCATTCAACATTTCAAAAGCATCTTGTGCAGCTTCAGGAGTAGGAGTTTCTCCAGCCTCTAATGCGCCAATGTCTTTTAATGCTCTAGAAACAATTTCTATTGGTTGCGTCATATTGTATTACCAAGGTAATGGAGGTGTAACTACAGGTGGGTTTGCTAAATTAGCTAACTGATTTCCTACTGCTGTTTCTGTTTCATCTTTATCTACACCATTAGTCCAACACCATCCAAGGACTTGTTCTTGCGTTAAGTTTGCGTAAGGTGTGAATGTACCTGTTGGTGGTTGAAATGAGCAAGTAGAGTATACAGATGCGTTATATGTGCCATCTGTGCCACTACAAGTCCAATGTGCTGTTATAACAGTATCAGGATTAGTCTTTGTTGTAGAACAATCCATTGCTGTTATTGTCCATGTGTAAACATTTGCCATTATTTATTCTCCAAAGTTTCAATGCGTTGTTTAAGTTCTTCAATAGTGTTTAAAGCATTTTTTAATGACATCACAGCTATAGCTAAAACTGACCTGTCATGGTAACCCCAAGGTTTTCCTTCTTGAGGTGTAGGTGCTGCTTCTTCGCCAATAGCCTCATGTACATTTTGTGCATAAAAACCTAATTGTCTTTCTTCACCAAAAGTAGGTGCTTTTTCTTCGTTATAAAACCAATAGCCTGGTTCTAATTTTTGTAACATTGCATCTGTATTAGTCGGAACACCATCTTTTGTTTTCCAAGTTTCATCAGATACAGAAGATATGACACCAGTAGCACTAAATGTGGCTGCACCAGCACCATAAGCAGACATTGTTACTATGCCAGCAGAACTTATACGCATCCGTTCTGCGCCAGTTGTGTTCCAGTAAAAATTACCGCCACCCGAACCAAAATACGAGTTGTAAGTTACCGAGTCCGTAAATTGAATGGTTGCGTCTGCTCCAGAACCGTTTGACCGAAGTTGAAATATTTGATTTGCAAAAGGAGTTGTGCTGGTAGCTGCTGAATCTAAAATATCTAATTTTTTGCCAGGTGAACTTGTACCAATACCTACATTACCACTAGAATCAATACGCATCCGTTCTGTGTTGCTAGTCAAAAAGGTCGTTGCACCAGCAAACTCATTACCAAACGCAACTACACCCTCATAGCCTTTAATATATTGAGTGCCACTTCCAGAGCCACCCATAATTATGTAATTACCACCACGAGCAACTTTAAATGCGTCACCAGTTGTACTTTGTTCTACATGAAGTTTTGTAGATGGACTAGTAGTACCTATGCCTACATTACCATTATCTAGCATAGTAGTTGTTGTAGTACCACTACCATTTGTAAATGTTAAAGCACCAATAACATAATAATTTGAACCAATATTCCAGCTATAAGGACCACCTGTAATATATAATCTTGTAGCGTTTAAACCTCTAATATAGGCATCTGTATTTCCAGTTGAATAAACATCTAATAAGCCAGTAGGACTACTAGTACCTATTCCTACATTACCAGCACTAGTAATACGCATTTTTTCTGATGGTGCTGCATTTAATGTACTTGATGTTAAAAAGGCTAATTGCCCAGTAGGATACTGAGCATTTGTTCTTGCACCAAAGATAGCGGAAATAATTGCTGATGAATATTGGCTTGTAGATGCCCCAGTAATTGCAGCAAAGTTTAACTGTGCAGTATTGCTAGTTGTAGTATCACCATTAGAAATAGTAATAGATGCTGTACTTCCACCAAGAGTTGTACTTGTATCTGATTTTTGTACTAATAAAGGTCTTGCCGCTCCAACTTGGTCAAATACATTATTTACTGTAGCACCTATATAAACATTACCACTTGTATCTATGCGTAGTCTTTCGCTACCGCCTGTGTACATTGTTATAGGTAAATAAGAACCTGTGCCTGTAATGGTTGCTAATATTCTTGCCTCTGTACTAAGGCTATTTAAAGATAGAAGCGAGGCGTTATTTATATCTGAGTTATTCCCTGCAGTAAAACCAGAAGCGTTACCTGTACCATTTGGAAGGATTTGAAGTATTGTATTTCCATTAGTTGTGCTTGTTTGAAAACTAACACGACTAGAATTTGTAGTATTACTAAAATCACCAGTAATACGATTACCTGTACCTGTAAATGTTAAGTTGCCTGAATCTGATAATCCAGCAGTAGTTAAAGTAGTGCCATTAAATGTAAGGTTGGCTGAGTCTACTAGTAATCCACCTGTACTTGCATAAGTTACTCGACCACTTGTTAATCCTGAATCAGTTATAACAGAACTAGTTAATCCAGTTAATCCAGCTAATGTAGTAGATGTTCCACCTAAACTAATAGCAGTTGAGCCTATAGTCAAAGAACTATTAACAAGCATTGTATTTGTGACTGTGCCTGTATCGCCTGTGGTTACTAAATTACCATTAACAGTAGGAATATTTAATGTATAACTTGAGGCTGTATTTGGACCGACTAATGCGACCTGTCCACCTAAAGTTGCTTGAAATATTAATTGACCCATAATTTAATCCTTTGGTGTAAATGTTTTTGGTAACCAAGGTAAACTAACAGCTTCTTTATTTGATTTCATCTGTTCTTCTAACCTTAATTTTATAGTGCTTATACCATTTTGCATAGATTCTTTTTCTATCCAACTTGCTATATCTTGTTCTTTTACATCATCAAATGGAGTTTTAACTAATTTATCGTTAAAATACCAATTTCCTTCTGTTTCAACCGTAAAATCCTCATTAACTAATTTACATACATAATGTGCATGAGTAATTACACCATCTTCTACGCTTACTTGTGTTATTTTCCAATCAAACATTATGGTGCAATATAAAGGGTTGAGAACCGACCTGTTGCAGCAGTTGTTGCTCCTATGGTCGTATTATTAATCGTTCCACTTGTAATCGTTGCACCACCACTAAATACTGTTGCCGACAATGTTCCTGTTGATGAAACATAACTTAACTTTGTTGAGCTGGTATAAATACTATTAATATTGCCTGTTGTTATCCTAGCCATAGTAGGATATTCAACTGTTGCACTTGATGTGTCATCTGTTACAGAAATAGTTGCTGAATTATTAGCCCAAATCGGTGCTGAAGTGCCTTGTGAAGTTAATACTTGTCCTGTAGAACCTACTGCTGTTAATGCTAATGCACTAGCAGTTGAATAAGGTACAGAACCAGCTGAGGCTGTTAAATTGGCATTTGTGCCACCATATGCTAGACCAATTATCCCACCATTCCATGTCCCACTAGCTATCGTTCCTACAGTTACTAAACTACTTGAGCCAGCTAAAGGACTTGCACCAATCGTATTATAAGAAATAGTTTGAGCTGCTGAACCATTAAAAGTTGTACCTGAAGTTGCTCCAGTACCACTATTATTCATGGTTAAAGCATTAGTCGTATTGCCTGTTACTGTAACTGAACCACCTAAACTAACAGAACTTCCATTAATCGTAATAGCAGAATTTTGTAAATTAGCATTTGTAATGCCAGCAGTACCACTTAAATTAGAATTAACTAAACCTGTAATAGTGTTTGAACCAGATGCAATTGTTTTATTAGTTAATATATCTGAGGTATTTCTACCAATTAAAGTATCAGTAGAAGTCGGTAAAGTTAATGTACCTGTATTAACTATAGTCCCAATAACAGGACTTGTTAGGGTTTTATTTGTTAATACTTGCAATCCTGTAAGAGTAACAACTGTTGAATCAATAGCTATTGTTACAGGTGTTGAACCATTAAAACTTGTGCCTGATAATCCTGTGCTGATTGTTAAAGCATTTGTTGTACTTGCTGAAACAGTAGTAGAACCACCCAAAGAGACTGAATTACCATTAATTGTTATGCTTGAATTTGTTAATCCTGAATTAGCAATAGTCGCATTAATTTGACTAGGTGCAATAGATATAGTTGTATTTGTTGCAGATGTGATTTGACCTTGAGCATTAACAGCTATTACTGGAACTATTGATGCTGAACCATATGTTGCAGCCGTTACACCTGTATTTGTAATACTAAATGTATTCGATGCTAATGTTAATCCTGTGCCTGCAAAATATGTATTAACAACAGAAAACTGCACCCAAGGCATAGCAGTTACATTGATCGTGCCTGTTGCTGATGCTGTACATACCCAACCTGTGTTTGCTTGTGTACCATTTAAAAGAACTGTATATGCACCTGAAACTTCCGACCATACATCCATGTCAGTTGCTCTAGTCCATGTACTTGCTGATGCAACATAAATACCATTAAATTGGCTAGAACCTTGGTTCTTAACTAGAACTCTATCACCTGATAAGGTAGTGTACCCATCAATAGATTGTAGCCCTGATAGCGTTATATTTACTGTTGTTCCAACTGCACAAGCTGCTTTTGGTCCTAGTCCTTGGGCTACAGTATCAACATAAAACTTATTAGCAATATCTGTATTAGCACTAGGAGTTGTACTTATTGTTCCTGTAGTCGTACTAATGTTTGTAAAAACACCAGTTGATGGAGTTGTAGCACCAATAGTTGTACTATTAATTGTACTATTGGTTATGTTTAACCCTGATTGACTAGGGTTTAATGTTGCGTAAAAAGGTTGCCCTTGCCCAATGAAAGTCTGAAAGTTTCCATAGACATCAAAGTATGCCTGAACAGGCAGTAGATTTTGGTCTACTGTAGCATTAGGGCTTCCCATAACACTTAATTAATACCTTCACCAGGAGTAATCTCAACACTAGCAGCACTAGCAATAAACCACGCATTAGGTGGAATACCACTAAATACACCAACACCATTAGCTGGCAAAGTTAATACACTAGAAATACCAGCAGCAGTAGGAGTAGTAGCAACAGGAGTAACAGTCGCATCAGATGGTTCTTGAGGAGCCCATCCTACACGAATTAAACTAGCAGTTAAATTAATAATACGATAGCTAGATGGATATACATTGTTGCTAGATTTAACCTGAATAGCAGATGTTCCTACTAAATACGTTGACCCAAAAGGTGAAAACGCTGAGTTATAAGCCATGATTACTCCTTAAACTGCTGTTGTAGGTAAAGGTAGATTCTCAACACGAGTTACAGAAAATACATAAATTCCAGCAGCCGGTACAACTGCACCTGCTGTGCTATTTAAAAATGCAACTGTTAATACACCAGCAGTTAAAACATCACATTCTGCACCAGTAACACCGGCAGTTTGAGCTCCTTGTAAGCCTACATACTGAACGATGTCAGTAGTTTGTAAACCAGCAATATTAAATGTTTGTGAAGCAGTTGTATAAGAAGCAACTGAAACAGGAGTTAAACTTGGTCCGATATAAGTTTGGGATAGAACATTTCCACGAGCAATAGTTGTAGATGGCATGATTTTTTCCTTTAAATAAGGTAATTCAATTATAGATTAATTAAGAAAAAAAGCCATACCTTTTGAGCATGGCCTTTTATCTTTACATTGCTTTTTTAGCTTGATACGCTAAAGTCGTAACCATAAACATAAACATCAAATACTGCACCAGCTACGGCTGTAGTTAGTGGAGCAGTTACGTTTAAATAAAGGTTTTGAACGGTTTGTGCAGTTGTTTGTGCAGTTGGAGCAACTAAAGAAGCACCTTGTGGAGTACTTAAATTAGCTGCTGTTATTGCACCATACAAGCTAGAACCGCCTGCAGTAGCTGCTACACCCATTGCTAAACCTGTAGGAGTTACTGAAGCTCCTGCGTTGTTTAGATCAGTAACTATTAGACTCTGTAATAGATATACAGAACTATTAATTACTTGCAAAGGATAACTAGCTATTGCATTTGCGTTTACATTCTTCAAGGTAGCAATCACTCGTAACGTCTGTGAAGTCGTTACATTTGATGGATGTGCTGAACTTGTTACTGCTGGTCCTGGATTTGCCATGATAATTTCCTTTATTAATTAAGCTGCGACTCGGCAAGCGAGTTCAGGATATAGGGGAGCCCAACCGTATAACACATCAACACGAGTTGGAATACTATCGTTATTGATTGTATATTGACGGACTACACGCATTGACAACCCAATTTCTTTGTCAGAAGCTCTACCAGCAAAATGTACACCTTCAGGCAATTCCAAATCAGCCATAGCCATTGTGAAAGCATTTCTGTGCATTACGATGTTTTGTGGAGATACGATACCATTTCCACTTGCATTGTATTGTGATGCAAAGAATGTTACAGCAGCAGTTGCTGAAGTTGTTGGGATTGATACGTTTTGGAACTGACCGGCTGTAATAACGGCTGGAGATACAGTTACTGAAACGCTTGAACCTGAAGCAACAGATACGGCAGTTTTAACTACGAATGAACGCAGTTTGTTAGTACCATAAGCCTGACGATTCTGTGGGTTTACTGCATATACACCAGCAATTTGGAATGTATCACCAGCATTTAAGTTGATTGTGCCTGTGTTAGCAGCAGTCAAAGTAATAGTTGAAGAAGATGCCCAACCACTAGTTAAGAAACCAGTTGCAGTTGTAGTAGCAACAGAAGCAGTAACAGTAGTTGTAGAAAAATTACCAAAAGTTTGTGAAATAATGTTTTGGTCAAGTTTCCAATTCATACCACCAGAGTCACGACCCATTAAGCCTTTAGTGTACTGTGCTGAGATTTCAGCAGTAGGTACAAATAAGCCTTTTAAGCTATCAACAATAGTAGCTGATGTGAATGGCTCAACGATACATGATCTACGACCATCACGAGGAGCACCTTCAGAATCAAGATATGCTTGTGCTGATAAGTATGTGAACAAACCAGTTGGAGGAGTGCCTGCAGTTCCTACGATGTTTGCTGTGTTTAATGCAGCAGTAGTTGTACCATCATAGTCAATTTTGTTAGCAATAGCAGCTACAGCTGGCTTCAAAATACGATCACTAAACATATCCAAAGATAAGGCTAAGTCTTGTGTAGTAAATTGAGTATCAACGTGGAACTGTGTACTTAAAGTTACAGGTACTGAAGTTTCGTTCAAGTCCTCAACATTAAGTGCTGGTCCTGTAGTACCAATAAAACGACCTGGTCTACGGACGTTTACAGTTGCACCAATTTTAGCTCCGACAACAGCAAACTGATCGTCATAATTTCTATCGACTTCGCTTGTGAATGTCAATTCGTTTTCTAGCACCATAAGTGCTTCATTAGTAATTTTACTAATGGTTAATAGCGTGTTTGCCATTTAATTTCTCCAAAAAAATTAGGTTTATCTAAGCCTACCAGCTTGTCTTGCAGCTTTATACTGTGCAAATGTTCCATGAAACTGTCCATCTGTATCCACTAAAACATCTGCTCCAGCTTTGCCACCAGTCAAAGGACTAATAGGGCTAGGTGCTTTACTTCTAGTTACTGTAGCTTTCGGTTCTTCCTTGCGTTCAAACCTAACCTCTAACTTGCCTAACTCAATAAGGGCTTTTCGCAAAGGCATTTCAGTTAGCGATTGAGCAAAATCTTCATTTGATGCTAGATGATATAGAATTTGTGGTCCTACATCACTTTCTAAAATGCTATCTCTAATCTCGTCACTTACAACGGTACTAGCAGATTGCACTACATCATCAAAATCTTTTATCTCATTCTTAGCTTGTTCAAGTTTCTTTGCCCAAGATTTTCCAATCTTTTCTTGTTCTGCTTGTAACTTACTTTGTGCTTCCTGTATATCTCTTTGCTTCAAAGCATTTTCAGTAGACCAATCTATTAATGCTTTTTCAAATTCTTGAATATCATTAAACTGGCTTACATCAGGTTTGCCTTCTAAAGAAACTTGCGCTTGTTCAGGTGCATTCCTTGCTTCATATTCCTTTATCCGATTCTCTAGTTCTCTTGATCGGGCTTCAGCTTCCTCTGCCCTTCTAGATACTTTTTCAAATCGTTTGTTTAGCTTATCTTTCGGTTTATCAACTTCAGTATCATTAGCTTCTTCCTTTGCTTCGGGTTTACTCTGTTCTTCGACTTCTTCTGGCTCTGGATTAACAGCCTCAGTTTCATCTTGCTCAGCTAAACCTAATCTCTCTGCATAGAATTCTGCTGCATTACTACTTGTTAATATGTTTTCTGCTTCTTTTGTATCGGCCATGATATTCTCAAGCTCCTGATGTTGTTATAAAGATTTAATAATTAATTGTCAATTTCTTTTGATTTTGACTGATTTAATACTTCATTAATTAAAGATTGCTGATGTTTTAGCTCATCTTCGTTTAATTTTGCATAAGGATTAGTAGGTTCAGGTTCATATTTCTTACCTGATTTTCTTGCCATTTCCCTTAATTTCCACTCTAAAACATTGTCACTTATGATTGTTGGCATATATTCCTCCGATTATTTATAGCCATGCTTTTTAAGTTCTTTTTCAGACAATTCTCCAATTGCATAATCATATTTTTTACGCATTTCGTTATAAACTTTATATGCTTTATCGTGTGTTGAAAAATGTGAATGCAATTCATCAGTTCCTGAATGATAAATACCATGTGGTTTTTCTATTGGACCACCTTCACCTGAGTGTTTTTTCTCTAATCCAAGTTTTTTAGCCATAAAATCTGCACGATTTTCTGAGGTTACTATATTCCTAGAACCTTTTTCTTCTCGTTCTTTAGCCATCATTTCTTGAATAGCATTAATTTTATTAGCATCAGAATGTGTAATTGCTTTTTTTGCAACAGCCATTTTTATTTCAGGATCATATTTATCTTGATTAACTAAATATCTGTATTTTGATTCAGGTTTTTTCATTTAAATTCCCCTTTCTATTGCTTCAATTTCTGCTGCTTTTTCTGCAGTTGGACTAATTTGAGCCAATATTAATGCTAACTGTGCTTTCATTTGTTCAATTTCTTTTTGAGTTTCAGATTTGATTATAGTATCGTGAGCTTGACTTTCTGTACGCATCTTACTTTCTTCAAGTCTGGCTTGTACCTTTATCTGTTCACGCTGAGTTTCAGCTTCTTGAACCTGTTGTTGTACGCTTGCTCTGTACTTAATATCTAATTGCAATGATTGTAATTCTTGTTGCAATTGTTGAATTGTTTGTTGCGACTGAGCCAACTGCATTTGAACTTGTGGTGGAATAGGTGATTTATCATTAACTTGAGCCATTGGATTACCGGCAGCTAAACGATCAGCAATCACATCAGCACCAGGGAAATCCATATTTCTTACAAGTAAATCGCCAGCAATTTGAACTAAATTAGGGTCGGCTGCAAATAGTTGTAACATTGAATCTACAGCTTCTTGCCGTTTTGATGCATATCCTGGTCCTGTTTCCATTACAACATCGTATTCACCAACAGTTACATCATTAAGAATCTTATCAATGCCTTCTTCATTTGTGCCTTTTTGATTGATATTAACCATTTCAGGCTTACCATCAGCACCAATAATACGCATTATGCGTTCTTCAGAATAAATAAAGGGAACTAAATCTAAGCAAATTCGACCACATTGCCTAATGCTACGAGTTAAATTATCGTAATAATGGAAGTTGGTCATATCACTTTGTTGTTGCTGACCATTTAATGCTTTGCCACTTATCATGCCTGTAGGTAATTGACTTGGGTCATAAATACCCACAACAGCCATTAAATCACTATTTAAACCTTGTAATGCAGTAACCATACCGGTAGGTGGTGGCTCTGGTTGAATCCTTTGAGGAATTGGTGCTTGCCTACCTTCTGAATCAGTTTGTTTGTAACGCAATACAGGCATTGATTTAATGTTTGCTGTATTCCATTCCATTTCATGGCCTTCATCTTGTCCTTCAGCTATTAAATATTTAGCTTTAGGTGCAAGTGCAACACTTTCAGTTAATGCAGTAGACCAAAAGTTATACATTCTTTGTGGGTCTTTTGCCATGCGAGTGAGCCCAAACTTCTTTTTCTTGCTATCAACTATTAACTGCTGACCATAAACAGGGATAACTGGAATGTATTTACCAGCCCAATCTGAACTTTCAAGAACTTGCATCCCTGTTAGTTTTACCCATTTAATCTGCTTTTTAACAGTTTCACGCTTGCTTACAACATAAATTCCACGATCTTGTAATTCTGTTTCTTTAGGCTTTTCATCTTCAAATATTGTTGTACCGTCAGATAAAAGCAACAGTTTTGTTCTAATTCGTTCTGTATAAAAGTATTCAGCAATCCTAATATCTTCTTTTGTAATCCATTCTGACTGTGAATCACCAGTACCTCTAGGGTTAAATCCACCTCCATCATCAGCAAAAGGATACATTTTTCTAAATGCTTCTTTGCTTATAACCTCAGTAATTAAACACTTTTCAGCATCAGAACCATCAGGTTCAATAGAATTAGGGTCAAAATAAACCATAAAAGGGTTTTCAATACGCTTAATATATATTTCTTGCTGAAAACTATCTGGTCTAGGATAATCATGCGTTACTCGCCAATATCCCCATCCCATACGCACAGCAAAATCAAACGCATTATCGTATGCAGCATCAGCATCGCTTTGGTTTTCAATGTGCCTTAAAATACCAGTAATAATTTCAGCAACTTTAGCATCCGACTCATTATTCATGCCATGACATTTCATGCGTGGTCGTTGCTGTCTTTGCTGATTGGTAATTTGTCTTATGTACGCATCAATTTTATTAATGGTTAAATAGGGTCTAGATTCTAATAGCCTAGAGTTTTGTATCTCTACAGGCCATTGATCACCACCGGCAAATTTAAGATCATCAAGGGCTTCTACACGATTATTTGAATCATTATCACTACAAAATCGTAAGAATTGTTTAGCTTGATCAATAATGCCTGATTCGTCATCATCATCTGTACTATAAATTCCACCATTGCTTTGAACATTAGTAACCATAGATTTTCCTTATTGCATCCAACTTACCACATCATAATTCATTGGCTTGCGTTTGACTACTTTCTTTTCTTGTACCATTAAAGCAATATACCTAAAAGCATCTGCTCCATGGCTATATTGGTCATGTAAAGGCTTCATGCTAAATTTTTTAGTTTCAGGGTCTACATCATATCTGTAATGCCGTAAACATTGTAATCCTACATCTGTATTTGTTTTATCAAAATAACAGGTTGGGAATATAGTACGAGCAGCATTAATTGAATCAGCAATAGCCACTCTTTCAATAATCCTAACATTAAATCCACTAGAACGCACGATTTCTTCTATGCTTCTGCCATTTGCAGCTAATGTTTTATTCTGTGCATCATGAGGTAAATACAAGGTTTCATATACATAACCAAAAGTTTGTAACTTAGCCAATATTTCAGAAATAGTGGTTTGAGTAGTCTCATAATACCTAAGTAATCTGATTTCCATGCCTACAAATTGCCCTATCCATATTGCAGTAGCATCTGCCCAACCAATATCAAAACAGGCAAATACAGGCTTAATTGGGTCATATGGAACATTACAAATTCTGCCATCTTGCTCTGCCCTAGTCATTTCCCTAGCAAATACAGCACCATCAATAGTTGATCTAGTAAACCCTTCCCATACATTTTGATAGGCTTCAAAGTCTCTATTTCTTAATGATTGCCGTTCTAAATCAAGCACTTCAGGAAACCAAGTATTATCTGACCAATTAACTTTTGTAACTATTGCATTGTCTGGTGGGCTAATTACAAAGCGTTTATAGGTTGCATCTGTAGGTAATTCAGGATTAAAAGTAATCCATATTTCACTATTTTCTTTACGAATTGTTGGTATTAATATGTCCCAACTTGTGTCCGTAACATTATTTGCCTCCTCAACCCAACAATAATCAATGCCTTCAATAGATTTAAGATTATTTATATTATTTTTAATACCGGCAAATATAAACTCTGTGCCGTTTATTCCTCTAATGGTTGATTGTGTTACCTCATAATGAGCTTCTAAACCTAAACTATATATTTGATCTACCAATAGTTTATGTACTGAATCCCTAATTGATGTTTGAAATTCCCTTGCACAAAGGATTCTAAGTACACGTTGTACACCCATGCAAAGTAATGCACGAGCTACTGAATGTGATTTAGCAGCTCCACGACCACCATAAAGCACTCTATATCTTGAGTTTTTAGGTTCAAATAAGCACTTCAGCTTAGCTGGAAACTGAGGCCATATAAAGCCTTTATCGTCAATCTTGTTTGACATTAGAATCTACAAAAGTAATATTAATACCCTTAACTTCTGAATTTTCACCTGCTGATAGTTCAGTTACATTTGTTTCTTTCCATCCAGCCCTTGTTTTTAACCAAAAGATTGCAGCAGTCATATTACCTTTTTTAGCCTGCTGAAATAATGTAGTGGCTATTTGTGCATTAGCATCTATACGACCATCTTCTAATTCAGGCTTGTAATGCTTTCTTAATGTATCGTCTGTAATTTCTAATTTATGAGCAATATCAACATAACGAGTTCCTACAGCAGCTAAGTTTTTAACTAAACTTCTGCTTTTATCGTCTGGTATATGCTCAATTCCTTGACTCATCCTTTTATTAACTCCGAAAGTACTGCTTGTTTACCTGTGAAATCTTCCCAACGCTTTACTATTACATCACAATATTTAGGGTCTAATTCCATAACATAAGCGTGCCTACCATGCTTCTCAGCAGCCAACATAGTTGTTCCACTACCACCAAACAAATCTAAAACAATATCTCCACCTTTAGTGTTGTTTAACATTTGATATTCAAATAAAGCTACAGGCTTCATAGTTGGATGCTCCCCATTTCTGCTGGGTTTATCAAACTCTAATATGGTTGTTTGTTTTCTATCAGTAGCCCACAAGTGTCCAGCACCCTCTTTCCAACCATATAAACAAGGTTCATGCTTCCAATGGTAATCTTGTCTTCCCATAACCATACTGGACTTTTTCCAAATTAAGCATTGTCTCACCTTCCAACCAGCGTCTTGTGCAGCTCCTCTGAAGTTGTAGCTTTCACTATCAGCATGCCAAATATAAAATACAGCACCAGCTTTCATAACAGTATTTGCTGAAACAAAAGCATCCCTAAGAAATTGTCTAAAATCCTCGTTGCCCATTGAATCATTAATAATTGTTAATTTTTCCTTAGTTGCACCTTCATAAGCAACATTGTAAGGAGGATCAGTTAAAAGCATGTCAACCCCCCCCCCAACTCCCATTAACTTTTCTACATCCGTTATGCTACAGGAATCCCCACACATAAGTCTATGATTTCCAAGGATATATATATCTCCTAACTTGGTTTTAGGTTCATCAGGTACATCAGGCACATCATCTTCATCTGTGAGCCCTGTAGTGCCTGTAATTGGGTTTAAAAGGGCATCAAGCTCGTTTACGTCAAATCCAAGTAAAGATAGATCAAAATCATCTGAATTTAGTTGTTGAAGCTCTAACATTAATAATTCATTATCCCAATCAGCATTTAATGCTAATTTATTGTCTGCAATAATTAATGCTTTTTTCTGTGTTTCAGTTAAATAGGCTAATTCAATAACTGGCACAGTATTCATTCCTAGCTTTCTAGCAGCAAGTAATCGACCATGACCAGCTATCAATCCATTGTCACCATCAACTAAAATAGGGTTTGTCCACCCAAATTCTTTAATTGAAGCAGCTATTTGAGCCACTTGCTCATCTGAATGTTTCCTAGAATTGTTGATATAAGGGATAAGTTTATCTATATCCCTTGATTCAATTTTAGGTTTGTTCATTGAACAGTTGTATCGTCAACTTCAGGAGTATTCTCAGCTATGTACTCTTGTACCTTTGCATTGGCATCTTTAATCATTCTGTCGTGCAACTCCTGGACAACTTCCATTGGGAGTTTACGCAATCCAGCAATAATAATTTCAACTTCAGCAGTTGTATGCTCAAATGCTATTTTAACGTCTTTAAGATTCATTTTGTTTTCCTTTGTTGGTGGGCTACTTGCTCGAACATATATCTGTCTTATCAGTTCTACCTATTTAGTGCAGACTTACTAAATAAAGATTACTTTCACCCATTGATTATTTAGGCTTCTTTGTTTTCTTTGCTTCTCTTGCTTCACTATAGGCAATTGCTACTGCCTGTTTGATTGGTTTGCCTGCTTTTACCTCAGTTTTAATATTTTCTTTGAATGCTTTAGGGCTTGCTGATTTCTTCAACATAGTATTTTCCTTAACAATTCCAGTTTTTCAATGATGCTTTGGCTCTTTCTGCTGGTCCTTTAGCATTTTTTACAACTCCTTCCATCCTTGCACAAAAACTAGCTTTTCTGCCTGCATCTGCTTTTGTCTTTGGATTTGGTGCTGGTGCTTTTAAATTAGCATTGTTTTTAGAATTGTATTCAGCTCTGCCTTTAGCAGTCATGCCTGCACCTTTTTCAGTAGGATTATAAGTTTTACCCTTGCCTACTGTTTTATGTGGTATTGGTTTATCGTGTTTTTTCATTTTTTAGCCGTCTTTGCAGATTCTTTGAAATCTTTAGCAGTCGGTGCTCCTTTGCTGCCTACTTTACGCATCTTCTCAACTGGCTTGCCTTCTGCCTTTTGTCGTTCAATTCGTTCTTGTTTTTTATGAATATTTGCATACAATCCATTAGCCATTACTATTCTCCTGTATAAAACATACATCTTGCCAACTCATTAATAAATAACGATCTTTACCCTCAAAATATTCTGTATATTTTAAGTATTCATCGTTGCCCATATGACCATACCTGACAAATGCACCAACTTCAATAGGCATTGGTTCACGCTTACCATTAGGTAATTTTTTGCCTTGACCTACAGCTACAACAGTTCCCATGTTGTCTTTTTCATCCATGATTACCGCAATAATCTCAGATTTAACTCGTTCAATAGGTTTTATGAGGATTTTGTCACCAAGAGGTTTAAGCATACTTTTTAGGCCTCCCAGCTTTCCTTTTTGGAATATTAATTAATACAGGCTCTGTCATTGATTGAACCATAAGATTTATAGATAAATTTTTAGAATTTGACGAATATTCACCACAATAATCAAGATTGTTTTTATTTACAAAATTTGGGTATCTTCGACATATACCCATTCTTTCGCCACTAGAAAAATATTTACAATTTTCGCAATTATCCATGATTTGCATACTCCCCATAGTATTTATTGCGAGCTTCAAAAGCTGCTAATTCTGCATTTTTTAAATTGTCAAATGAACCAATGTATGTGTTTTTTACTTGAACAATCCATTTATTTCTATGTTTACATACATTTTTAATGCTTGAAGTATTGTTTTTTGCAATTCTTCTATTAGCATTATTTATTTCTCTTGTAGCTTCTCTAAGGTTTTCAATTTTGTTATTTAATTGATTATTGTCTATATGGTCAATTTCTTTAGGAAAATAGCCATATTTCATCATAAAAATAATTCTATGAACTTTATAAACTTTTTTGTTTATAGTTACTTGCCTATAACCCTGAGATGCAATACATCCAGCTTCTTTTGAATTATATGCTTTATATTGATGGTTTTTCCAAAACAGTTTCCCATCAGAATATTCAAATAAATTGTTTAAATATTCTTTATTTAGTATAGTTTGTACAGCCATTCAAGCACCTCTGATCTTGGGTGGTTAGAAAGCCTAGGAAATTCACGTTATCCTAGGCTTTCGCCTAATTATCTTTGAGATTTATCTTCTTTTGAATACATAGTACGATTGTGTTCATAACAAACACCAGCAGTACGACCTGTATTGAATTCTTTATCGCTGCCCATGGCATCTTCTTTGCCCATTGCAACACCGCCTACTACACGACCCATGCGTTCACCAGACATATCTGCCTTGCCAGCATTTTTCGGAACTACAACACCTTTAGCTGGAATACCAGCCGTACTATTTGGATTTGTATCTTTACCCATTCCCATGATTTTTCCTTTAGCTAAAAGAAGTGCGAATTGCACAATTTATTTTAACTCAACTTTTATTAAACCACAAATATCTTTTGCAATCTCAATTGTGATCTTATTAAAACAACGATCATCAATCTCTAATGCCAAACACATCCCATCTAATCCTGATTTTATGGATGCTAACATATTATCTAAGTCCATCCATCTTCGGTTGGGCTTGTAAAAAATAATAATTAATTCCTGATAATCTGCTTTCGGTATATTAGCTTCTTTTGTAGTCCAATAGCAAATATCTTTGTAAATTGCCTTTTTTTTGGCTTTTTCGTGATAATGACAACTTGAATTTGGGTTTAACTCTTTTGGATACCAAGGGAATGTGATCATAATATAGCCAATGTTAATTCTAATAATTCTTCTTCCGTTGTTGAATACAACAACTCCCATGCTAATCTGCCTAAACCATGAATTCCTGTTTGTGAGCCTCTATGATGGATTGGGCATAGCCCTATTACAGGCGCATCTTTACGTTTGCCAGCCCTTCTTATATGATGTAGCTCCGTTGGAGTATCCTCTATTTTTAAAACAAATCGACATAAGCTGCAACCCAGTCGTGCAACTTTGTCATAATGTTGTTTTTGTGCCTTAGTCATTTGCCAATTTCTGAGCAAAATTTTCTAGTTTTTGAGCAATATCAGTAATATCAACTGCTATTTCATAAGCAGCAACATGATCTTGTTGATTACAAGCATCTGAATAATTACGAATTAGATGTTGTAATACCATAAATGGATGATCAATCATAACATTCCTTTTCTACGGTTAGCACTAAGTGTCTGAAACATATCAAAAATCCTTGCCTGTGAATTGCGTTCATTATCTAAAATCTTATATTCCTCTAAAGCCTTTATCCATTCTTTGACTGCAATATCGTATGTAACGCTTGCTATGGCTTTTTCTTGTCGTTCTGCTACTGTCCCCTCAGACTTTAAAAATTCATGAGCCTTGGCTTGTTTCATGGCTTCCTTGAGGTATTCAAGATGACTATATAGTTTCCCATGTCTAATATCGGTATCTGCTAGTTTATTAAATGCTTCTGATATATCGTTTTCATCTAAGTTATTAAAGTCCATTATTTATCCTTTATAAGTTTTTTTATTTATCATTTCACGCATAATTCTGAATTGTTCTTTAACAAATTCTTTGTCGTTAGATGAATAATTTGGACTATATCCAATCTCAGAATGAGGTTTACTAGGGATTCGTTCACCAGCCATACAGAGTTTTTTAACAGCTAAAGCACTAGGAATAAAAGTATCATCCATTGAATAAATAGCTTGATCAAGTTTCGGTCTGTAAGTTAAATAAATTCCTAGGACTTCTTTCCAAGTATCTCGAACAATCTCAAGATCAACTCCTTCCCAATGTCTGATAAAGGTTGCACCGTAAATAGCACCCATTCGAGCAAATAAGTAATCTAAACCTTCATCTGGTTGGCAAAAATCACTTTCCAAGTAATCTGACATCTTTATTTCCTCCTATAATCCCTCTAGTTAGTCCTGACATGACTGTGCTATTTCTTTCCCCAACTGTTTTTTTCTCTTTAATCCAATCAGCCTTAAATCCTCTCCAACCGTTTTGGCAACAAAGAATCATTACTTGTTCAAGAGTTAAATTAGCCTTTTGTCCTTCTTTGGCTAAACCATTAATTGCAGTTTGAGTTACAGGAGCTTTTAATCCTTTGCGTAACTTACAAAAATCTTTAAAGACTTCATCACTAACACCTTCAGGTGTAATAGTATTTATATTGGTTAGTGGTTCTTGGTTTATGGTTAGTGGTTTATGGTTAGTGGTTAAGGTTACTTGTGGGTTATTTTCAGAAACCATGTCGGTTATTGTTGGGTTATCTAAGTCATTGATTTTCTTAGGTCTAGCACCTAATTTACCTACTTCTCTATTCACTTCA